CGGCCAAACGTATCGGCCTTCTTGTCTCGAATCGAAAAAATGTTCTGCATCATGAGTAGTCCCTCTTGAGAAATTTCAAACGAGCCTTAGCAACGAGCTCCCTGGCATTCAAACGCTCCGGGGTATTGTCTCCCCGGTTCTCGTATCCCACCTGCTCGCGCTCAGAACGAACATTGGCAATGAGCGATGGGTCGACTCTCTTCATGTAACGATCGTAATATTTCGGTGGACGCACCTCCCTTCCATTCACAATGACCGCATCAAAGTCTGCAACCAAACCGGGTTTGTAAACATCTCGCCAGTACTGTTCAATCCAACGAGCACCGATACCAGGACGACGAGACATCTCATTAAACTCAGTAGCCACACGAACCAATTCGCCCGTACGGTAGTCAATACGCATGTAGTGGTCATCAGCTAGCGCCCCATTGACTTTAGCCAAGTTGTGACGAGCGACATAGGCAGCGGATTTGAAATTAACTGCGCCAACAGAGCAACGACCGTACCCCCAAACACGGTCAAGCAAAGCAGAACGAAAAAGCTCAGAGCCAGCCGGGCTCGAACCGGCAGGGACTTTGTCAGGGAAGTCCAAGCCGAAAAGCAGCTCGTGATAATGAGGTCGAAGGTTCTTCGTCCCATACTCACCACACATGTAAAAGCGGAACGCGCCTAACGCCTTCCGAAGTCGCTTGTGGAATCGCTGAACATGCTCGTACACGAGCCCGCCGCCGGGAGGAAGATTCTCTCGGTCATAGGTAAGCAGCGTTGCACAGTTCGCCTTGTGCAAGCTGGCCTCGTGCATACAACGCATGGCCCACTGCCTGGACAACTCCAATCTGCACCCCACGCATTGGCCACACGCCAGCAAAAGCGATCGCCCTGCTCCATAAAATGCACCTCCAAAAACGACAGTGCCCGACTCCAATTGCGAGGCGGGCACTGGATGGTAACAAGCCATTCACCTACAAACGCCAGCCACCACGCATGGGCGTCTGCGCCATGTTCGGCGCCTTGGTACGGCGAGTCTGACCCCTAAACTGTGCAGCAGATCGACCCTTGTTCACGGGACTGCGAGAAACTGGACGCATAAAACCTCCAAAAAAAGCCGGGGGGGACACCCCGGCGAAAGAGTAACACAAAAAACTTGGTGTCACTCAGACCAGTTACAGCAAGGGAAAACTGGTCATGGGGCCGGCGGAGCCGGCGGCAGCAGCTTCGACAACTCAGCTTTAATAGCCTCTGCGACCGATTTAGCGGTCATTGGAGGCTCTTCCGGCTTTCGAAGCAGCCCGAGCGTCCGGAGCTGCTCCGAATCCGCCTGAGAGACGAAATCAACAAACGACCCCGGGTCGTTCTGGAACTGCGAACGCACATCCGCAGGCAGCGTCATAAAAGACGCCTGAGCCGCACTCACCATATTGACAGCAGTCTGAAAATCAGATACTGCCGAAAAATCCCCCTGCATCGGGGGCATCGTTATGGTAGGCATGCGACCGGCCACGCCAAAACGCTCAACAATCACGTTGATATCGCACTCATCACGCATATGCTGCTGCGCAAGAGACACATCCTCACACTTCAAACCGGCCTCGAGCGACGCCGTGCCGACGTCGTAGTTATAAGCCGAACGAACAAACGGGGGCACAACCTGACTCTTCATAATTACCTCCTCATGTAGTGATGCAAGCGAAAACCCTGCGCAGCCGAACTCGCCGCGCCGGACAAAGTACGCGCCCACGGGCGCACCACACCTCCAAACCCTTCATTGTGCTCAGACTCACGACGCGCCGCCGACTCGCCAAACTCATCAAGAGCGGCACCCGCAGCATGCGCCCTAGCACGCTGACGCATCTCCTCCATCTCGAGCTCCGCACCAGACACATACTCACCCCTCGAATTGGGCAGTCCCTTCCAACGCCGCTGAGCATCAGCACCTGCAAAAAACGCTGACTTACCGCGACCCTCACCAGCTCCCCAACGGTTCTCTTCCTGCAAAGCCTTAACAACCTCGGCAACATGCTGCGCAGAAAAGCCCTCGGTGGTGGTGCGCGCCATCGTATGAGCAGTCTCGGCCGCATTGAGCGTCGCCTGACTATTCTTCAACTCAGTGTCCGAGCGCACGTTCTGCTGCTGATGATACATACCAGCCGCAGCCGCACCAGAAGCCGCCGAATTCTGCATCGTGGCCATCGCGCCACCAGGAGTACCGGCGCCCCCTTGACTATAGGCAAGCATTGGATTTAAGCCAGCGGCCTGCATATCCGCCACAGCCCGCTGATACGACGTATTGCTCATCCGCTCCTGAAAGTCCATCTGCTTCGCAGCCTGCTGCGCATTCGCAGCGTTAGTGTCCTCGCTCCCGAGGAAACCCATAATGCCCGAAACAACACCGCCCAATCCGCCGAAATCCATACGACCTCCTAGAAATGATCGATCAGACCAGGCACAGAATAAAGAGGCATCGGGCGCGTAGCGCGTGTATCGAAAAACGAGTCGAAAATGAACTGCTGCCCATTCGCAGCTGACCCGACTGCGACCACACGCGACACCGGAGGAGTATCCGATATGAAAGTCGAATTGAGGGTAGGAAGAGCCGTGAACCTCTGCGCCAAGTGCCACGGATCAATCGTACCTGCTGACGTCGAGCGGAATAACCCCGTAACCTGCGACGGATTGTACCTGTACTCCGCCCAACGCTCTTGATAGCCGAACACGAGGTCATCGTTCGCAGACCCATCACAGTAAATCTCCCTATTGAGAACGGCCTGCTCGCCCAACGTTGCGAACTCCGGAAAATAAAAATCATACCTAGTACTGCGAGACCACATCTTCCGCATGCCCTGCTGATACGTCAGGTCAGCTCGAACAGAGACGACGCCGATGATGTATCCGTGCTCGACAAAGCTTTGGCTAAAGCCGTGGCCATGGGCGAGGGCAGTGGCCATGGCAGCAAGAGTGCCCATTGGAGTCGTTGTGCCCGAAGCCGATGTACCTGAAGTCTGAGCAATGGGATTGACAGCAATCGGAGTGCTTCCTCCTCCGAGATACTCAGGACGCTGAAGACGGGCGTCCGGGGACACGACTCCGAAATGAGCGCGAAGAATCTCGGTATATCTAGTTCCGCCACGGGCGTCCCTTTCAAGTAACTTCTGAATCTGAAATGACTGCCGGAGCTGATTGATGGTCGCCGCGGTCGCCGTAGACAAATCCGCGTACAGACCCGAAAACGCCGCATTGCCAGCGGTAGCCGCCTGCGCCGCCGTGAGAACACCAATGCCCTTATTCGCGGCAGTCGTACCACCCGCGAGCGCCGTACCCGGAACCTGACCAAGCAGGCCGGTCCCGGTAACAGTAGGGTTACCACTCAAGCCAACACTCGTCGTCCCATCAGATAGCCCAAGGTTATACCCAGTGCCGTACACAGGCGCCGACGTACCAAGCGGAAGACTTACAGACGTACCCTTCTGAGGCCAAGGCAAACAGGAAGTGAAGTAATCATGGCGCTTGCCGCGCCGCTGCGTCACATAATCCGACACATTGTCAGGCCCGTTGTCCATACGCTTCACCAAAGACGTCTGCAAATTCTGGTCGCGAAACCACGCGTTGTAAATCTGATTGTAGGCACGCAGCGGAAGAGCATTGACCGAGACCGTATTAGCGCCGCCGACCTGACCCACCGTCGGCAGCCCCATATAGTCGTAAATCGTGCCAACAGCAAAACCACCAGCACCGGACACCACCTGCGGGATCGTGAAGGAGATCGAATCGCCCGGGTTGATCTGCTCACCCATGAACTTCTGCCAATTGTCCCAAAGCAGACGACACGGAACGAAGAAAAAATGCGAGTCCAAATACATGTTGTCCATCATCGGGAACAAAGGCGTCGCCATACGAGCGAACGCGGTCATCTTGAGAGAGAAAGAATCTCCGGGAAGTACTTCGTCGACATAAATCGGGATCAGCAAGCCAGCATCGAACGTGGTCTTATGCGTCTTCTGAATCCGAAAGGTAGAGCGCGGGATATCCGCGCGCGGCACCATCGCAAAGCGATGAACATCAACAGATTGATTCTGAAACATAGACCCTCCACAGAGTTACGGAAAAAAAGAAAAAAAAAACAAAAACCGCCTGGCAGGGGAGTGCCAGGACGGAAGCCGCGCTTACGCTACCTCAGTGCCACTAGGGGCACCACCCCCGCTTACTCCCCCCAAGGGGACAAGTGAACGAACTTCGCAAAAAAGATCCGGAATCGGCAACGGG